GGAACTTCTCCCCCCAAGCGGCCCCGTTCGTACCCAAGTTATAGGACTCTCAACACCTGAAGTGCAAGATCAGGCGAAGAGGGTGCAGCAATTCATGAACTATCAGATTACTGATGTCATGCGTGAGTACGACCCGGACATGGACCAACTACTATTTTACCTTCCACTTTCAGGATCGGCGTTCAAGAAAGTTTACTATGATGGCCTCTTGAAGCGTGCGACAGCGAAGTTCATTACCAGTGAGGATCTCGTGATCAACTACATGGCTACGGATCTGGCGAGTGCGGATAGAATAACGCATGTTATCAAGACAAATGGAAATGATGTAAGAAAGCAGCAACTGGGTGGATTCTACCGTGATGTGGAACTGCCAACAGGACAGACGGAGTCATCCGATACTGTAGATAAGGTTGATGAATTGCATGGTGTTGAAAAGAACTATGCATCCGATGACGATGAGCATGTCATACTGGAAATACACGTTAATGCCGATGTTCCTGGATTCGAGGACACATCCGGCGTAAAGCTTCCTTATATAATTTCAATAGACCAATTTTCAAGAACGGTTCTTTCCATAAGAAGAAACTGGAAAGAGAAAGATCCAAACTTTGAAAAGAACCATTATTTTGTACACTACAAGTTCCTCCCAGGACTAGGCTTTTACGGCTTTGGTCTAATACATATGCTAGGTGGATTGTCAAGAACTGCAACAAGTGTTTTGCGGCAATTAATTGATGCAGGTACCCTTGCCAATCTGCCAGCAGGTTTCAAGGCACGTGGAATGCGAATACGTGACCATGACGAGCCGTTGCAGCCAGGAGAATTTCGTGATGTAGATGTTACAGGAGTTTCAATCAAGGAATCACTACTTCCACTTCCTTACAAGGAGCCATCACAAGTTCTATTTGCTCTTTTAGGATTTGCAGTTGATGCAGGAAAATCTTTTGCGGCGATTGCGGATATGAAAATGGGGGAAGGAAACGAGCAGAATCCTGTAGGAACAACACTTGCTCTTTTAGAGCGTGGAACAAAAGTTATGAGTGCAATCCATAAGCGATTGCATTATGCACAGAAGATTGAATTCAAGTTACTAGCAAAAGTATTCCAGATTTATCTTCCACCACAGTACCCTTACATGGTTGTTGGTGGAAACCAACAAATTAAACAATCTGATTTTGATGATCGCATTGATGTTATTCCTGTATCCGATCCTAATATATTCTCAATGGCACAGCGTGTCACATTGGCGCAGCAACAATTGCAATTGGCAAGTGCTGCACCACAGCTTCACAATTTGCGTGAAGCATATAGAAGAATGTATGATGCAATGGGTGTGGACAATGTGGAGGCAATATTAAAGCCTGATCCGGAGATGCCGGAGCCTATGAGCCCAGCAATGGAGAATGCAGGTGCAATGCGTGGGCAACAGCCAAAATCATTTCCAATGCAGAACCATATGGCGCATATAGAGGCGCATGCTGAATTCATGTTTACAAGAATGGTACAAATCAATCCGCAATTGTATGCGATGCTGCAGGCACACGTCTCGGAGCATATTTCATTAATTGCAGGACAACAAGTCCAGGAAAAATACAAGCAGCAATTCCAGCAATTACAGCAGCAAATGCAGCAGGCACAACAGAACCCACAACAAATGCAACAAATGCAACAACAGATGGATCAATTAGTGAACCAGCAAGCTGGGGAACAGGCGCAAATTGAGGCGCAAATGACCAAGCAATTGGCACAGGATGAAGAGGCTAGAATGAAACGAGAAGCTCAAGATCCACTAATCAAGCTTAAACAGCAAGAAATTGACTTGAAGGCAATGGAAACGCAAATGAAATTGCAGAAGGACATGATGATGGATTCTGAAAAGCTTGACCTTGAAAGAGACAAGTTGGAAGCGGAGACAAGTATTGACTTGATGAAAGCGTCAGCAGATGTTAATAAGGAAGATTCCACAGAAGCAATGTCACTTCTAAAAGAGAACATGGCGGCTACGAGAGAAGCCATGAAAAATCAATCAGCAGAAAGGATCTCAAGGGAAAATGCAAAAACAAACGGACAAAATAAAAAAACAACTTGAAAAACTTAGCACAGTGATGCAAAAGGTTGAACAGGTTGCCAAGGAAGAGATAAATTCCGATGAAGATTATTTGCAAGTTTGTGGTGCTTTATTGGCAGTGACCCGCAATATGTATGTTGAAGCATTAGGACCGTATGATGCATCACGAATGTTCGAGGCTGTTGCTAACAGTTTTCAGATCCAGGAAGAGCTTATAAAAGGTTTTCATCGTGATGGTAAACCGCCAACACTACACTAATGCCATTCAAGTCAGAAAAGCAAAGAAGGTATATGTGGGCGAAGGAGCCAGCAATCGCCGAGAAATGGACGAAAAAATATGGAAGCAATCCAAAGAAAAAAGGTGGAATAATTAAAAAACGCAGAGGAGGAATTGCAAATGCCAAAGGTAGGTAAAGAAAAATTTCCATACACTTCATCTGGAGTACAGCAAGCACAGAAACGTGCACGTGCCACAGGACAGAAAGTCGATATGGCCGGATACAAGAAGGGTGGAACAAAGAAAAAGTATAAAGCAGGTGGAACTGTGAAGAAGAAAAAAGGTGGAACAGTGAAAATGAAGAAATATCACCATGGCGGCCGAGTCAGTGGTGGTATGAAAGATAAACAATGCTAACAAGGAGGTAAATATGAAGTTATTAAAAGATCTTTGGGGATGGCTTAAAGAGTGGAATGACTGGCAATTAAAAGATTGGCTCAAAGCTGGAATTTTAGTCGTAGTTGTTTTAGCTATCCTTAAAATAATAATTATACCAGGTGTATAATGCCAAACGGTAGAGAAGATTTTATCAGAAGAACTTCAGGAGGGGTCGAGAGAACCACTCGCCCTTCCGGACGTAATCGAGAGCGTATTCGTGAAACAGGCGCAAGGGCTCGTCCTAAAAGATGGGATCAGAAGATTGCAGAAAAAATAAGATCAGGCACAAGCCAGTTTCCAGGAGTTGTTGCACCTGCCACGAAGTTTATAGGTAGTATGTTTTCTGGACAGGAACGTGCCAGGGAGAATGCAAAAATTCTAGGCGGTAAAGTTCCAACCTCGCTTAGGCAGTCCGTTATGAGCCCATCCGGTCAGGCATACCATGATAAGATGATGCGACTGGGCGATATGCGTTCCGGAAAGGAAGCGCAAGAATACTATGACCTAGCCAAGACAGCCACGCGAAACCAGCAGATTTCAAATCGAATTAATTATGGACTGGGCATAGCTGGTTTGGATACAACACCATGGGAAGGACATGAATCCTACAAGGACGGTTCACGGTTTGACAGAGAAAGATTTAATGAAGCCCTTAGAGGGATAGGAGAAAGCGTAATTGAAGGAGATGGGGTTGCATCATTAGTTGATGATACTGAAAATCTTATTGACTATGGAAGAGAAACATTTGACATTCATCCTGATGAATATCCAATTATTGATAGAAGAGTTGAGTTTGAAGAACCAGGTGAATCAGAAGTTATTCGCACTCCTCATGGCCCTACTTTTTATGACAGAGGGGAAGGATTTGAAGACGACCCTAATCAACCTTATGCTGCTCCGGATGACTATGTAGAAGAGGATTTTGGTGATTTCTATATTGATGAAAATACTTTAGCTGGTCCTCGTTTTGATGATTCAGGAAGGGAAGATTACATAGCAGCATCAGGAATGAATCCAAATTTACTAAGACAGGAAAAATTAGAATCCATATTTCCAGAAAATTTTGTTCCTGGGGGAAGCCCACAGGGCGATATATATGCTACTATTCCAGGAATAAGTGTAGATTTTGAAGGTGATGCTCCTCCTCCAATTAACTATGATTATGACCCAAGGACGGAGAGCGGAATAGCAAACTTAATGCCAGGAGGCGCACTTCATGACCGCATACCTTGGAAGCAAAGATTGAATGAAAGAATAAGAGAGGAGATGTTGAAACGAGGACCTCATGCAAATGAACCTAGGACTTCATACTACGGTTCCAATTGGTATGACGAACAAGAAAGAAAATTAGAAAATGAGAGGGAGATTGCCGAAGGCATAAGATCTCCTATTGATAGATAATGGGAAGATTTGAGGCATATGGCCAAAGAGTTTCTTCTGGAGGAAGACCTAGTACTACTAGTAGTAGACCTACTCGTACATCTAGTGGTGGCGGTGGCGGAAGCCCTCATGGCGGCGGTGGCCAAGACAGAAGCAACGAGATAGCCGATAGAATCAATAGAGAAAGA